AGGAGTATCAAATACTTGGACAGTAGTTGATTTAGCTGCTTAGTTCATGTAAAATAGAAATAATTAAGGAGAATTTTTTATGGCATCAACTTACTCAAGTGATCTTAAACTAGAATTAATGGCTACTGGTGAAAACGCTGGTACATGGGGAGATAAAACAAATACCAATTTAAATTTAGTGCAACAAGCAGTTGCAGGTTTTGAGCAAGTAACACTTTCAAGTGGTGGTACTTTAGCTCTTGCAATGTCTGACGGTGCAATATCAAACGCTAGAAATTTAGTAATTAAATTTGCGACAGCATCAATTGCTGCAAGTACGGTTTGTACAATACCAGATTCAATCGAAAAATTTTATATTTTTGATGCAACAGGTTTAACAAACCCTACGAACCTTACAATCAAAACTGCATCAGGAACAGGATTTACTTTAGACCAAGCAAAAATTTATGCAGCTTATTCAGATGGAACTAACCTAAATGAAATTTCTTTAGATACTTTAGGTGGAACTGTTGCAGCAGCAAATTTAACAGGCACAATCGCAACTGCACAAATCGCTGATGATGCTGTAACTTTTGCAAAAATGCAAGACACTACAACTGCAAATAGAGTTTTAGGAGCAGCTTCTGCGGGTACAATCGGAGAAGTTCAAGTCGCTACTGATATGATTGCTGATGACGCTGTTACTGCAGATAAACTTGCAAACACTTCTGTTACTGCAGCATCCTATACAACGGCTGATATAACTGTTGATGCTCAAGGAAGAATTACTGCAGCTTCATCTGGATCTGGAGGTGGAGGAGCGACTTTATTTAGATTAGTAGCTAATAGCGGAAATGGAACTTTAACAACACAAGCAAATTCAACTGCATTTGGCGCATTTATCGGCGGAGGCGGCGGAGGCGGCGGAGGCGGAAATGTTAACACCTATCATAATGGAGGCACTGGCGGAAACGGTGGTTTTGGCTATTACAATCTTACTGTAGCAGGAAGCACTGGATATGCTTATGCAGTGGGAGCTGGAGGGAATTCAGGAAATTATAACAATGGAGTAGGTTGGGGTAATGCTGGTGGTGCTGGCGGAACTTCAACTTTAGCTCACGCTAATGGAACTGCATCTGTTACTGGAGGGAATGGCGGAAATGGTGCTCAAAATGGAAACGGAAACTCTGGAAGTTCAGGAAGTGCTTCTGGATCTTTTACAAATGACAATTTTTTTAGCATGAGTGTTGGTTCTGGAGGAAATGGCGGCGGTCGTTACGGGGGCGGAGGATCTGGCGGATCTGGAAAATTAGTAGTAATGGAAGGTTAATATGGCAAGTTTTATTTTTAATAAAGATCAAGCAAAAAATCAATCTACACTTGAAAGAATATGTGAAAGCGATGATGATTTACAATATTATTCTTCAAGTGATGTTAGTGACATTGTAACAGTAAGTGCAGAAGATTTTGCAAAAGTAAAAAATAATAATTGTTCAATAGAATCACATGATGGAAATAATTTTACGTGGTTTGATCATGTAACCCATGTTAGTTCTGTTCCTGTTGAAGAACGAGATAGTAAAGAAAATATGGCAGCTTATTTAAGTGATTTAGTTAAAGCAATAGATGGGTGGTTAGCTGAATTTCCATCACATGCAAAAACTTCAGAATGGCAAAGTTACAGAGATTATTGTAATAATTTTGATGTTGATTCAATTAGTTATCCATTAGGTAAGACATGGGAACAGTATTGTGCTGACAATTCTTTAAGCTATAAAAATATATTGGAATTACCTACAAATTAAATTATAACATCTTTGATGTTAACTAATATAATAGAGTTTAGTGCACCTAAAGACTATGTAAAAGTCAAAGAAAATTTACCAGTACCAATAAAAACAAATCTACCTGCATGGTTTAAAAATTTATCTAATTCAGATGATGACATGACAATTAAAAAATGCATGCCATTTTTACAAACTTTAACGTCTGGTTATCTCTTAAAAACTCCAATTGATATTGAAATTAAACATAATTTTAAAAATGATCAAGGTGAAAGACGTACCCTTTTTAATACTCGTATGGCACAAGAAGCAAAAGGGAACATAAATATAAATACCCATGGACATGCACATTCTTTTACTCAACTTGAAAACTCACCTTTTATTAAAAAAAATTTAGATTTTGATATTTATAAAATTTTGAATCCTTGGAAAATAAAAACACCAAAAGGTTATTCTTGTTTATGTTTACCTCCACTTAATAATAGAGATGATAGATTTGAAATATTTTCAGGGATCGTAGAAACTGATGCACATGAAATAGAAATTAATTTTCCCTTTTGTGTCAACGGAGATAAATACCCAGTTTTAAATACTACCATTAAAAAAGGAACACCCTATGTTCAAATAATACCATTTAAAAGAGATAACTGGAGAATAAAAATTTCTGAAAATATAGATGGTATGCAAGACCATTTTTCTTTTCTTACGTGGGCAAAAAAATTTTATAAAGAAAAACTTTGGAAAAAAACAAGCTGGAAGTAAATGAAATTTTTACAATATAAAGATGGCTCTTGCGACATTACTTTTACTGATGTTGAAATAGATGTAATAATCAAAAACAAAAAATTACATTTAACAAGCACTTCACTAAGACATTTTGGAAATAATTTAATGAATATCGTTGTAGAACTAAATGATTTGTTGCCTGAAAAAGATAAAATCATTGAGACAATGAGCAATGAAATAAACACTGAAAATGATAAGAATACAAAATAATTTTTTAAACAATATTGATTTTAATAAGATTGAAAATTTAATAAATCATTTACACTATAAAATTAATGGTGATTCAAACCAACTTTTTATGTACCATGTATTTTTCAATCAAAAAATATCAAGTCCTTTTTTTCATGTGGTCGAACCCTTAGTGGAAGATATTGAAAAATTGGAATCTATTATTTTATATATAGTACCTTCCTCAACTAAAAATAAAATTATATTTAAAGAAATTAAAGAACCATTAAATATAAAAAACACTACAACATCTATTTATTTTATAAATAAAAATAATGGTTACCTTAAATTTTTTGGTTTAAATGATATTTACCCTGAGCAAAATAGAATTTTTACATTTGATTCTAATTTCAAAATAGAAAATAATACCTGCACAGACGCTGTGTTTAAGGGGTTTATAGAGGTAGTTAACACTAAATAAAATTAATGATATAATATTGTATGCCATTAACAAAAGTAAACATAGCCCCAGGTTTCAACAAACAGCTTACTCAAACAGGTGCGGAGGGTAAGTGGACTGATGGTGATTTTGTAAGATTTAGATACGGACTGCCAGAAAAAATAGGAGGTTGGGAACAAATATTAGAAAGCACTTTAGTAGGTGCTGCAAGAGAACAATTTATCTGGGCTGATTTAGATGGTAGAAAATATTCTGCAATAGGGACAAACAAGGTATTAGTAATTTATTATGAAGGAGCTTTTTTTGATATTACCCCTTTAGGCACACCTCTAACCAGTTGTACTTTTGACACTGTAAACACATCAGCAACAGTTACCGTTAACAAACCTGCGCATGGTTTAGAACCTGGAGATATATTTATTTTTTCATCAGTGACTCCTCCGTCAGGAGCTGGTTACACCTCTGCAAATTTTACAACCAACCCTTTTCAAGTAGTAACTGTTCCAGGTAGTGATGAGTTTACTATTACAATGGCTAGCGCAGCAGGGACAACGGTCAACGGATCCGGTTCTGCTACAGTAACACCATATATAAAACCAGGAGCTTTAGGTTCAACATTTGGATTTGGATGGGGCACAGGTCTTTGGGGTGGTGGTCAACAAGTATTTAGCACTCTTAACGGAGCACTACTAGATGACACTGCGGGGACCGGAGGATCGGGGACTTCCATTACCTTAACATCAACCGCAAATTTTCCAGCAACTGGCACAATAAAAGTTGGGGCTGAATTTATTTCTTACACAGGAATATCAACTAACGATCTAACAGGTATCACAAGAGCCACAGCAGGGACAAGAAGTGCGCATTCTAGCGGTGCTGGAGTTGAAGCATTTACCGGATGGGGTATAGAATCTTTGTCTCAAACATTAACAGTAGATCCTGCCTCATGGTCTTTAGATAATTTTGGTGAACAACTTATTGCAACAATAAAAAACGGACAGTCTTTTTCTTGGAACCCAATAAATTCAAATGCAAATGCATTAAATACAAGGGCTGTTGTTATATCAAATGCTCCTACCGCATCTGTTATGTCTTTAGTTTCAGATCGTGATAGGCATTTAATTATGTTAGGAACAGAAACAACTATTGGCACGCCAGGCTCACAAGATAAAATGTTTATAAGATTTTCTGATCAAGAAGATATTACTGATTATACTCCTACCTCTGTAAATACGGCTGGTACATTTAGATTAGATTCAGGAACAAAAATAGTAGCAGCAATAAAAGGAAAAGATTATACTTTTATTGTTACAGACAATGCTGCTTATGTTATGCAATTTGTAGGACCACCTTTTACATTTTCAATAAGACAGGTTGGATCTAATTGTGGATGT